CTCGTCGGCCGTGCCGTTCATGACCGTGTCAGTGATACCCAGCTGACCGTAAAGCATGTCAGTCAGGTACTTGATCTGGTCCATCAGGTTGTTCTCGGCCGGCCGGTTAAGCTGAGTGATCTTCTCCGTGCCGTCCGTGTACGCAATCCCGTACTGGGAGCCCTTCAGCTGGAACTCAATCTCCTTGAGTCGCTTCTCGGCTTCCGCCCGGCGCGCTTCAGTCTTGATGACGTAGGGCAACTGGATGATGATGTCCAGGTTCCCGGATGCGCTCTGCTCGTCCACGGCGTCCAGGAGGCTGAGCTTCCTGAGCAGCCGCTGCAGAGTCGAGCTCTGCTCGTTCATCACCGAGTAAAGCGGGTTCTCCACGATAGCGACCATGCTCTTCGGCACAGTCACTTCCTGCTGCATGCCAGTGTTGTCGTTGTACGCCCTGACTCGGACGTGCCTCGGCATCCACTGGACGATCTTGCCGACCCGCATGGAGTTGACGTCGTAGCCGCCGGTGGTCAGGGGGTTCAGCGTCGTGTCAACCGGCAATATGGCGATGGCGCCTTCATCGAAGAGAGTCTGCACAGCATCCTGGATGAACTGCCTTCCTGACTGGTCAATGTTAGCTTCGACCATCAAGCAGTCATTCAGGGCACTAGGCATGTCTTCCTTGTACATGCGGTTCTTATCTAGCCGGACATGCCGGATCGGAACCGCCGCTACGTCAACCGCAATCCTGGTGTAGATCGCCTCGACGATGGTCTTCCGGTTGAATGCCTTGAAGCGCGGACGGTCGGGACGGAAGGAATATGACGCCCCTGTGGTTGTCGGATCCCCAAGCTGGCCGTTGGACTTGTCCGCGGCAAGCCATGTGTTGAAGGCGTGCCTGAGCTGGTCTATGCGTCTGCCCACTGTCACCCCCTTTCCTGTGCTTAATATATGGGGTCAGAACTTGACGCCCTGAGCTTTCAGCCACGCCGCGGTTCCCGCCTTAGCCGAAGGGCTGATGGCAAGATCCTTGACCTTCTTCAGGACTGCTTTATCGAGACCCGTCCGATGCGCATAGGCTGCGCCGGCCGCGATCGTTGCCGCGCCAGCTGTGACTGGCCCGAAACCGCCAGTAAGACTACGGTGAACACCCCGGGCCGTCTTACCAACGTAACCGGTAGCATCCCTCCGCCGGCGGAGGCGAGTGGCCTGCGCGGACCTCTTCTCAAGGTTCTGACCGTTCAGGGTCTTGTGGAACTCGTCCTTGTAGTGCGGATTGCTCATCCGCGTCTCGACCTTGGCTTTGATCAGCTTACGCCGGGTGCCAGCACCCTTGCCGTAGAACGCACGAGCCTTGGCGAACTCGTTCGCATCGGCCCTGGCTTGGCGGCGGGCGTGGTGTTCGCCCCACTTCATGCCCTTGACGCCGTGGTGCTCAAGGACATCGTTATCTGACATGCTCACCTCCTTACTTAGCTTCTGGCGGCTTAACCTTCTCGACGGCCTTTACGGCGTTCCAGAAATCGTCATCCTTCTTAACGACCTCTTTCGAAGGCTTCTTCTCATCCTTGTTGTCGGCCATGGCTACTTCTTGCCCTGCTTCTTAGCAAGGGCTTCCTTGACGGCTCTCGACGTCTTTCCGATCTTCGCGATCTCCCCGGCCCCGACGGCCTTTTTAACCTCGGCCATCAGCTCGTCGTCGTCCATGTCTTTCGGGCTTTTTGGATCGGCCATTACTCGAAACTCCCCTTGTTCAGCTTGTACGCCACGAAAGCGTCCAGCATTCCCGCGACGTTGTCGATCTTCTGATCTTGCCGCTTCTTCATGAGCTTCCGGTTACCGTTCGTGTCTTCCATGGTGATGGCATTACCCATGGCCCACGACATCAGCTCCTGGTCGAATATGAGCAGCCGCTCACCTGCCAGGGCCTTCAGCTCGCCGAGCGGGACAGACTCAGTACGGGCACCCTGGATGACTTTCTCGATACCGAACGGGCCGTTCTCAGCTTCCCAGCGCTCAACGAATTCCTTAGCGTTGTACGGGTCATAACCGAGAGCGCGGACGTCGTACTCGTTGTCCAATATGAACCGCTCTAGATCATCGTAGACCTCCATCATGTCCAGGGTTGCCCCGTCAAGAACATGAAGGCTGCCTTCTTCGATGAACTCCTCGTACTTCTGCCGCATGGCGCCAGGAAGCTTGGACATCGTCAGGCTGGAAATATAGCTCCTGGTCTTGATGCCGTAGGTGTCAGACCTGATCGGGAAGAGGAACGTGAACGCACAGAAGTCGTCCCCCTGGGAGAGGTCTGCTCCCATAGCACAAGGCATGCGCCAGAATTCCCGCCGCCGATGGGGAATAGTTTCCTCGTAGGTGAAGAAGTAGGTGAATCCCTCCATTGGGATCCCGAACCGCTTGGCGAGGATATCGTTCCTGGCGGCCGGCGCGTTCTCCGCGCGCTCGACGTCGAGGTGATAAGTCTCATAGCTCACCGTTATCCCGATGTTGGGGTTCGCCTTCGGCCACATGGCCGGGTCAGCGACTTCTTCCAGCTCGTCGAGCCGGTAGTGCCAGATAGAAACATGCGGGTTGACGTAATCGCCCTTGAGAATATCGGCGAGCTCCAGCTTGATGGTATCGCCCGAGCCGTTCCGGACAGTCCCCTCTGAACTGACGGCAACGATGATGTAATCCGGCATCTTGGACGCGCCCTGCTCCAGCGCGCCGATTACGTCTTCCCGGATATCGCCTGAGAGCCACTCGTCCACGCTCGACACTTTAGGCCTGAGTCCCTGAAGCTTGTTGATGGACATAGGCCGGACTTCGAGAACCGATCCGGTCAGGAAGTTCTGGATCCCGACTTTAGTAGAAGCAAGTTTTACGCGGTTAGCTCGCGATCCAGTCGTGTTCTGCAGTGACCCTTCAGTCAGGAACTGGAACAACGGACCGCGAGACCGAGTGATGGCCGTCCGGAAAGGCGCCATCACTTCTTCTGCCTGCTTCATTGTCGGGGCAGTAGTGATCTGATGCGTCGTAGAAGTGTCGATGTTCAGGAAATATGCCTGGATGATCATGGCATACATGGACTTCGCGGCCCCGCGTGCCACGATCAGGTACTGCTTGTTGACAAGTCTCTTGCAGATCCTCTTCCGGACGTAGTGTCCGCCATGCCCGTCTGCGTTCGGGACATATATGCTTCGCTCGACGAAGTAAAACCAGGCGAGCAAGTCTTCGGCCCACAACTTGAAACTGTCCAGCAGGAAGAAATCGCTGCCATCAGTCAGGGTGAGCTCGTTCTCGCAGTACCGGATGAAACCGTCGATCGCCTCATCGTCGTAGTAGAAGTTAGGATCGGCGATGAGCGCGTCGATACGGTTCATCTGCATAGAGATCTCCCGGCAAACCGGAATATCCCCGCGGAGTACCGCTGCACGGAAAGCTCCGTAATACTTTGGAGTCGCCGTGTTCGACAGCGTCATCGCCGATCCTCCCTTCCTGTACTAGGGGTGTATGTGGTTACGCCGCTTTAGCTTTCGTCTTCAGATCGTTACCGACCTTGACTACTCGCTGTCCGGTTTCCACTGCATCCAGCCCGGTCTTCGCGATACCGAGAACCTGCTTGACGAAGGCGTGGCCCTTCTCGACACTCCCAGGCTGCGAAGTAAGCCTGTGATAGTTCGCTTCGAGATTGAGCCGCTCGTTGACTGCTCTCAGCTCATCGTTCGACAAGACGTGAACGCCTTTCGCGTCCTTAGCCCTGCCTCTGAGAGAGACGACCTGAGCGTGATCCTGAGATGGTTCATCGGCAGTCCTACCAGGATGACCGCCGTTCCTCCGGATACCCCACTTCATGCCCTTGATGCCGTGATGCTCTAGGAACTCGCCAGCCTCGTCGTAGACGTCGCCGTGTTCCATGGTGGCCGCTTTGGCGCGAAGCTTGACGGCCTTCTTCGAGTGGCGGTTGGCAGCACTGGCATAGCTGTTGTGAAGTATGCGCAGGTTGTTGTCAGTCTGCTGCAGAGCCATTGCCTTGGACTGCCGGTTCTTCCTGTAGAACTCCCGGTCAGTTTCGGCATGCGCGTGGTCGCCGTAGACACGCTTGAATGGAGCAGAATGCACTCCATTAGAACGCAGGTCTTCGATCTGCTTGGCGAAATCTATAGAACCTGCGCCGTAGGCTGCGGACTTACGCTCGTGCTCCTTGGCCTTGGCCTCGAGTTCGGCCTTGGTGTGTCGGACGCCCCAGTGCATGCCCTTCACACCGAAGTGCTCTAGGGACTCGCCGGCATCTTCGTGAATCACGTGACCCTGGACGTAGGC